GGTACGCGGCGACCGCAGTTTGTAGGTAGACACCAGTCTGAAAAGGTCGGTTCGGTTTCGGAATGAATTCGATAAAAGAACAGACAGTCTCAACTATCGAATTGGCTGAAATTCTTGGGATATCAGACCGCAGAATCCAACAGCTCGTAAACGAAAAGGAGTTGGAAAAGCTCGGAAGAGGTCGTTTCAATCTTGTTTCCTCAGTTCAGAGGTTTATTGCTTATCAGGTAAACAATCTGAAAGAGAAACAGTCAATCGGAACAAAACTGGATGAAGAAACGCGACTTCTTAAACTTAAGGGCGATCTTGCTCAAATTGATCTTGAGAAAAAACGAGGTGAATTGATTCCGGTGAACGTTGTCGGAACAGTTTGGGCTCAGGTAATAACAGCCGCACGGACAAAACTGCTCGGACTTCCTAGCGCTGTCAAAACAAAACGACCGGACATCGATATGGAAGTATTTACTGTTATTGAAAAATTGATACGAGAAGTGCTGAAAGATATGAGTGAAGATAATTTGTCTGAAAGATACGCTCGTGAAGCAGACAAAGAAAAGGCAGATAACTGATGTTATATAATACAGCAGTCAAATTTCTTTTAATTAAAACTTTGAAATTATGGACTCCTCCGCCGAAACTATCTCTAAGTGAATGGGCGGATCTATACGCTTATTTATCGCCTGAATCATCTGCTCAGCCAGGCAAATGGCAGACAATTCCTTACCAAAAAGGAATAATGGACGCGCTCACTGATCCGCGTGTCGAGAAAGTAACCGTCATGAAGTCCGCTCGAGTCGGATATACTAAGATATTAAATCATCTATGTGGATATCATATTCATAATGACCCTTGCAATATCCTTATAGTTCAGCCGACAATTGAAGACGCACAGGGGCACTCTAAAGACGAGATTGAACCGATGCTGAGAGATACACCCTGCTTAATCGACCTTGCTCCGGAAGCAAAAGCAAAAGATAAAAAAAATACAATACTCCGCAAACAGTTTCCCGGCATGACACTAATGATGACAGGTGCGAACAGCGCACGCGGTTTCAGACGTATTTCTGCACGAATTGTAATATTTGATGAGGTTGACGGATATCCGCCGACCGCAGGGCAGGAAGGTGATCAGATTCAGCTTGGTTCACGCCGTGCGGATTATTTCTGGAATAAGAAAATAGTTGTGGGATCAACTCCGACAATAAAAGGAATGTCTCGAGTTGAAAGTTCGTTTGAAACATCAGACATGAGCTATTATCATGTTCCCTGTCCTCATTGTCAGAAAAAACAGAAACTTGAATTTGCAAATCTTGATTTCTCAAATATGGGAACTGTTCAGAAACCGGTTTTTATCTGCGTTCATTGCAGGAAACCAATCGATTTCAAGCATCAAAGATGGATGATTGAGAATGGAGAATGGATATCTGAGGGAGAATTTACGGGACATGCAGGATTTTTTATATGGTCGGCATATTCTTTTTCGCCGAATTCTACTTGGGCTCACATTGCTAAAGAGTTCACTGAATGTAAAAATGATCCTAAAAAGCTTAAAACATTTGTAAATACTTGGCTCGGTCAAACGTGGGAAGACGACGCAGGCGAAGAAATACCCGAAGATTCGCTTCTTAAACGTCTTGAAGATTATGGATCCGCGCCTGTTCCTGATAATGTGCTTTTCCTGACTGCTGCAGTTGATACACAGGACGATCGCCTTGAGTGCGGTGTTATCGGTTATGGTCCGGATAAAGAAACTTATTGGATAGATTACAGGGTTTTCCATGGTGATCCTGAAAAGACAGCTGTTTGGAATGAACTTTCTCAGTATCTTGATTCGTCTTTTGAATCTGCTGCAGGAGACGTTCATCATATTGCTTGCACTTGCATTGACTCCGGAGGGCATTTTACTAACGAAGTTTATTTTTTTACAAAGCGGAATCAGTCTCGAAGAATTTTTGCAATTAAGGGAGCGAACACTCCCGGAAAGCCTCTTATCTCAAGACCTTCATTGAAAAACAAAGGGAAAGTTAAACTTTTCACTGTCGGAACAGACACAGCCAAAGAAATCATTCACGCCCGTCTTAAAAATGAAACTCCGGGACCTTCTTACGTTCACATTCCGAAAAAACCATGTTTTGATGCTGAATTTGTTAAGCAGTTGACCTCTGAAAAGTGTGTTCTGCGATATAGAAAGGGCGTTCAATATCGCGAATGGGTGAAAAAATCTTCCGGAATCCGCAACGAAGCACTTGATATTTTCGTTTATAATCTTGCAGCTTATGAAATATTGAATCCGAACATCGGCGCATTACTTGAAAATCAGCAGAAAACACGGGAGAAACTGAAGAATCTCCCTGCTCAAAACACGAATGAAATGCTGATTCCTGATAAAAAGCCTCGTTCGCGTAAGCGTGGAAGTGGTTGGGGAAAGAATTGGTGATAAAATTCATAAAATTAATTGACGAAACTCAATTAATCTGAATAGATGTACATTGACATGACATAATTCTGCTGATGCAGACTGCTACTCAAGCGAGGAAACTTGCAGCGGCATCACCCCGAAGAGTCAAGGGCTGATGCAGAAACAAGAATTTCTTCTTATCTCTACATCAGCCCTTTTTATTTTTTGCGGGGAAAATGAAGGACATTCAGGCAGGAGACACTTTCAGATTTTCAATACCGAACAGCAAATATCTTATTGCTGAGGGTTGGATATTCCGTCTTTCTCTTCGTGGAAAAACAGACATCAACATTACCGGAACCGCAGACGAAGAAAATCAGACACTTAATTTTCTTCAAACGCCTGCGCAAACTGCGACTTGGACTTCTGGCCGCTATGCTTATTTTATATCCGCAGAGAAAACAGATGAACGGGAACTGATTGAATCAGGAGAAGTCAATATTCTTCCTGATTATTCTGGCAAAATAAATGTTCTGTCATGGGCTGAAAAAGCTCTCGAAGCTGTTGAAGCTACAATTCAAAACCGTGCAACTTCTGATCAGCTCAGTTATACAATCGCCGGACGCTCAATATCAAAGATTCCGATTCCGGATCTACTTGTGCTTAGTTCAAATCTTAAAGCTCAGATCCGTTCCGAAAAAATTGCAAACAATCTCGCTGAAGGCGTTGCCATCGGTAACTGCATTAAGGTGAGAATGTGAAGAATATAATCCGCAACATATTCACACGTAAAACGAACGCAGATATTTCTTCTGCGGTTCGCTCTGCGTATGTTCGTGGATTTACTGCCGCACAGAATCACAGACTGCTTTCTTCGTTAAAAGGAGAATATGAATCAATCAATAAACTGCTGAAAGGACAGCTCGCTCCGCTCCGTGCTAAAGCCCGTCAGCTTGCGCTCAATAATGATTATGTCCGCAGATATGTTAATCTGATGAAGAATCATATTGTCGGCGTGAATGGATATATTTTGCAGAATCGTGCAAAAGACCCGAACGGAAAGCTCGATGAATACGCAAACAAGATAATTGAGGACCAGTGGTGGAAATGGGGAAAGAAAGCATCAACCGACGGCAGACTTTCAATTGTTGATATATACCGTCTCGACATTCATTCGCTGTCCGTTGATGGTGAATCAATTATCCGCATCGTTGAAGGATATGATAATGCGTGGGGCTTCGCTCTGCAGCCGATTGATGCATCTCTACTCGATGATCAATACAATGATACTCGTTCGAACGGCAATATTGTCCGCATGGGGATTGAATATGATGAATGGTTGCGTCCGGTTCGTTATTATTTTAAACCTTCGCAGGATGACAACGAATACAGATATCATTCGAAGCATGAAGTAATTTCAGCAGAAAATATAATTCATTCTTTCTCGCCTGACCGCGCGAATCAGGGACGCGGATATCCGCCGATTGCATCTGCAATAATGAAACTGCATAATCTTAACGGTTACGCAGAAGCGGAAGTTGTCGCTGCACGAATGGGCGCGTCAAAGACAATGATCTATGAACGTCAACAGGGTTATGACAGCGAATTTCATGGACAGAAAAATGATGAAGGCGAATTTATTGAAGAACTTGAGCCTGGTATGGTCGGAATTTCACCGGAAGGATATACTGCCAAGTTGCTTGATCCGACACATCCGAATGGCAATTTTGGGCAGTTCAACAAAGAAATGCTCAAAGGCATTGCTTCCGGTCTTGGCATAAGTTATCCGACACTTGGAAGTGATCTTGAAAATGTAAACTATACATCAAGCCGCACAGGTCTTCTTGAAGAAAGAGATTTCTATAAAGTTATTCAGCAGAATAGAATTGAGAATTTAGCCGAAAAGATTTTCGAGCGTTGGCTCAAAATGGCTCTTCTTACAGGAGCTGTAAAACTACCTTTCAATAAATTTGATAAATTTAATGCACCGCAGTTTTTCGGACGTCGTTGGCAGTGGGTCGATCCTCTCAAAGATGTCGAAGCAAACAAGCAGGCTCTCGCGTGTGGTTTCACAACACTTTCTGACATTCTTGCAGAATCGGGTCGAGATTTACTCGAAACACTCGAAACTCTCAAACGTGAAAAAGCGCTCATAAAAGAATATGGATTAACTCTCGAACCTTTGCCGACATCACCTCTCGTTTTCGATAATCCGAAAAACAAAAACAGCAAAACCGAAGGAGGCGAAGATGCCTGATAAAATGAAAAGCGGAATGATGTACCGCAGTATTGCAGTTGAAGACGTTAACATCGACAAAGAGAAGCGGACAATTGAATTGTCATTCAGCTCAGAAGCCGAGTGTCCTGCATGGTACGGGACAGAGATTCTTGATCATTCGGAAGGGGCAGTTCGTTTGTCTCGAATAAATTCTAAGGCTCCGTTCCTCGATATGCACGACCTCAAGAGACAGATTGGAGTAATAGAGAAAGCTTGGATTGATCCTGCGACGCGCAAAGGGCGCGCGGTAGTGAGAGTTGGAAGCTCATCACTCGCAGAGGAAATCTATAGAGATATATGCGACGGGATACGTGTCAATGTCTCGGTTGGTTACCGGGTGCATAAGATCGTGCTCGAAGAAGAGAAAGAAGGAAACGAAAAGTATCGGGCTGTCGATTGGGAGCCTTACGAGATATCGAGCGTTTCCGCTCCGGCAGATATTACTGTCGGGATAGGCCGCTCCGAACACGGAGTAGAAAACGAAATAATAATTGAAAACAGGGGGGCAAAAATGCCGGACACAAATCAGCAGACTCAGA